CTGCATGGTGCCTACGATTCAACCTGCCTGACACGCGCAAGCGCCGCCATTGGCTTACCGATGAAATCATGTGGCAACTTTGCCAGTGCCGGAGTGATGAGGCGCGGCGTTTACTACTTGGATGCTCCCAATGACCATCCGCTCTGGAGTACCTGGCCGTCTAGGCCGAATCCGGCTCAAGGGGTTGGCGCTTGCTGACCTTCGCCGAAGAGTCTTCACGAGGGATGGCTGGGTGTGTCGAGTTTGTGGAGCTGGCTGCTCTTGGGCAACCGGGCATCTGGCGCACATCGTAAGCCGGGGCGCTGGCGGGTCGGACACGGAAGAGAATACGCGGCTGCTGTGTGGAGATTGCCACCGGGCCGAGCATGGCAACCCGCTTCCCCGGAAGTGACCGGTGCGTTATCCACTCGTCTTTCTGATCGTCGCGAGCAATCGCATTTAGCCATTGTTCCCGTTCTTCTCTTGTCTCTCTTGCTTCACCCATTGTTTAGGGACTTATATACTTGAGTCCCTTTCCGTCAAAATCAACTGCTCTGGCTCTGTTTCGTTGCTCCACTCCTGCCACGCGGAAGTTACTGCGCCAGTGCCCGGAAATAAATCAATTAGTTCGTCTCCAGGTTCCGCGTTCAGCATTCCGAAAATCCAGCGTGCAAAGGAGCGCGGCTTAGCTCCCGTCAATCCGCGTTGGAGCGTGATATTTGCTGAGTGCCAGTCGCGCACCGTGTCTTGCTCTCTGGTTCTGCGCCGTCCGCCGCGCCAAATAACAGGCTCCCACGCATACGCCACACCGACATTGGGCTTGAAGATAGCAAACGGCTTGACCCATGCAGACACCCGGCAATCATCGGGACACATTGAAAGAATCACCTTCAAAGATGGCGAGCTGAGAGACATTGCCCAGCCGTCCGGGAAATCTGCTAATTCTCCTACCAGTGCCCTGTGCCTCTCTGGGTCGTTCCAGTCCGCCGCGTCAGGGTGGTGCGCTGCATACAGAGCGCCGCAGCCAAGGTAAGGAGGGTCTGCGTAGGCGAACTTCATTTAGTCACCTCCAAGGGACTCAAGTATGTAATTCCCATTTAATTCCTTCTGCTTCACAACTACCTCCTGAGTCACGTTGAGTCACAAACAAACGGTGACTCTCCAGATAAGAAGAGAGAAGATAAGATACAGACCGAAATGCAAAAGCCCGAAATGCCCATCGATGGTAAAAGTCTGTATCTTGTTGAGTTTATTGGCTAAACGGACTTATTGAGTCACATTGAGTCACAGATGCAGACCGTGAGTCACGTTGAGTCACAGAGCGTTCTCGCCACTTCCTTGTCCGTTCGGTACTGCTGTTGTTTTCTCTGACAGGTTGTCGCTTATCCCATCCAGTGAGTAAATTGCCCTCAAGAACACGTCCCTGCACATACATCTCCCCCTAGTGGGTTAGGGCTGCCCACTGGTCTAGATGTTCACTACATTCCCCGATGAACCTGGTCCCACATGGTATCCGTGTTCTGGAGCCCCATGATTCCGATGGGACTCAAACCCTGACGAGCGTCACCCTCGCCGGAAGTCCATCGGTTGCGTGTAGCTGCCTATGAGCGCCTTGAATCTTGCTACATCCTGAATGTGTCGCTCTCCAGCCGGACGGCAGTCCACAACTGGCACAGCCCAGGCGCACGAAAGCGGGAACCTTGACGTGGAACGAATTGTCGAAGGGTACGTCGCTTTCATATAACCTCAGCATGGTCAGAATAGAGCAGTTGCAAAAGCTTGTCAAGTGTGAGAATATTGGAATGCGGGGTTTTGGTCCCAACCTCGTCTGCTTTCATGGCCTCAGCAACCTGCATAGCAGAACCCCGCACCTTCCTTCGTCGGTAGACCTGGCAGGAACCCCCGGAAGCCTCACGGCAACCGGGGGTTTTGGTTTGCGGAGTTGTGATGCAGGGGTAGAGCGAGGACGTGTTGCTGGGGTTACTTACACCTTTTTGGCGACGTACTTCACTCCGGCAGCTTCATACACCCCAAAGGCCAGCCGTTCCAACTGCTCGAACGTCAGATCATCGGTAATCACATGATAGGCCAAGTCGATTGCAAGACTCTTGAGGTTGCCTGTTTCCTGCCCTTGGGAGGCTGCTGGTGGCGTCGGTGGCTTATCCGGCTCCCCCGTCTCCCGGCGAATGTCCGCCGGTGTCACCTTGCCCTTTTCCTCTGCTACCTTGGCCAGGTTCTGCTGATGCTCTTTGGAGAGCTTTGCTACAGCCTTTGCCGCCGGGCCTTTGATCTTGCCAGCGCGGATCTGTTTCTCGACTTCCGGTGTGGCCTCGATGAGTGCAAGGCGCCCTTTTACCCATGAGACAGAGGCGCGGTAAGCGTCGGCGCATTCCTGCTCTGTCATCTGGTAGACGTTGACCAGCCTTTGCAGGTTGTAAGCGTCATCCATCGGCGTTGTGGAGTTGCGCACCCGGTTCTCTTCGATGTTGGCAAGGAACGCCTGCTTTTCGTTCAACTGCGTGTAGGAGCAGCGGAGTTCAAGGGGCTTCTCGGTGAGCTTGTCTTTGTTGATCTTGGAGACAGCGCGCCACCGGCTGAATCCGGCAACCAAGACCGGCTTGCATGCGGTGCGGCGGATGGTGACGGGTTGAAGCTGCCCATGCTTGAGTATCGATTCCACAATCCACTGAATATCAGGCACTTCCTGCCGGCCATTCATCTCAGGATCAACTTCAATGTACTCAGGTAGGAAACGGTACTCGCTAGTCCTGCTTCCCTTCACATCAAATTCAACTGCCATTTTGTGTTCCTTTCTCTCTCGGTTAGTCGTTCAATGCGCGATAAACCACGCGATAGGCTGCTCCAACAAACAGCCGGCGAGTATGAGCATGACGGCCCACATTGCCGCGCTCAGTAGGCAGCCATTGAAGATGCCGCAGATTGCGTCAGAGTCGTGGCCGCGCTCCTCTGAATCCGCATAGATGGTGGAGTGCGGGTAATCTTGGTCTGGCATGGTGCCGAAGCCGATGCCGAGCTCTTCATAGCCGGATTCCTGCCAGGCGCGATCAAGGGCGCGTTTGCGTTCTGGGGTCATGGTTGCACCTTCGGTTGGAGATAGCGTACAAATATCTTTTTTTGTTTAGCCTCAGCTGTGGCCCCGGCTGCGGCTGCGGCCCAGGTTGCGGCCCAGGCCGCGTCCCCGGCTGCGGCTGCGGCTGTGGCTCTGGCCGCGTTTCCGGCTGCGGCCCTGGTTGCGGTTCTGGTCGCGTCCCAGGCTGTGGCTGTGGCTACGTCCCTTTGTTCGAGGGTGGTACGCCCATGAGCAAAATCTCGTGATGCTTGGATAGCCAATTGAGGCCTCTTGTCTTGCGAGTATTTTTGCCAGATTGGAAGGACTTCTTCAGCGAAATCCGCGGCCATAAGCTGCGCAACTTTATCATGATTTTCGGTCGTCGCTCGCAAGGTCCATAAGGCATCTTCTAGGCCGTTGGATTCAAGGATGGTTAGCAGGTTGATCGGGTCATTGTCTTTCACACCCTTCAAGGCCGCGCGCAGGAATTTGTATCGAGCCGTGCAAGCTCCCGCACTCCGTAAGCGCTTAAATGTAGTGGTGAGGGTCATTGGGCGTCCACCTTTGCTAGTACATTCTCTGCGGCCGTGACTTCGATGCCATACCAGCCATCTTTCTGGAGCAGCGCCAGGCAGCCTTTTAGCGCCTCGTACATCTCCGGTGCCGCAGCGATCAGGCGAGCATTCGCCTCACCATCGTCGCATGGCTCATTGCCATTGTGGACCACAACAACTTTAGCAAGTCCCAGCCAATCGCAACGATCAATAGGGTGTGCGCTTATACGACGATGGCCTCGGAACCTCTCCTCTAACTCCCACGGTCCCGGCGTAAATTTCGCTTCATTCATTTCAGCTCCTTTGTTTCGTGCGCGTTCCACTCGCGTCCTCCGGTCCAGGTGTCGAGTGTGATTGCAGCAGCCATGAGCAGCAGGCCCACGGCAGACGGAATGCAAAAAAGTGAGAGAATCACGATTGCGCCTCCTGTTTTGATGCGGTGAACTTCTTGATGCTCACTGACGAGATGTGCAGCCGACCGTTTTGCCCTTGGCCCTTCCATCCTGTCAGCTTGCCGAGGCGGAAGAGCTTTTGGACGTACTGCACATCCACGGCGAGGTATTCAGCGGCTTGCTTCGCGGTGAGCCAGTCACGGGCTAGTGTTTGGGGTGTCATAATGTCCTTTCCAATGCGCTGTACTACAGGGTGAATGCCTACGCTGCTGAGTGCCTTGCGTCTTCTTCTTCCACGTCCTTATTGCAGCAGCCGCCGTTAAAAAGTACACTTTCCTCGGTCCAGGCGCGACCGCAGAACTCACATGTGCGCTCCAAGTCGGAGTTGGTGGTGATGGTTCCGCGCTCATCTGCATCGACGCGCCGCCGAACGATGGCAGCAAGTTCGTTTGCAGCTTCTTGACATTGTCTCTCACTGAGAGGAGTTGCGCTCCACCGGGAAGATTCGGGAATGATCTCTACCTCTACCCGAAAGTTGATACGTGATTCTTTGATTGCCATTTCATTACCTCAAGTATCACGTTTCAAATCGCTTACGGCAATGACCGCGCGGCGGAGGTTTCCTCGATGTATGCCTCAACAGCGGCATCAACCAAGTCCATCTCGTCACATTTCCCATCGGCGGGACTCCCTTCAATCCCCCTTAGAGCAAGGATGAGGCGGACTTCAGCGGCATTCAACTTTGGGGTCTTTGACTCCGTAGAGCTTAATTGCCGAACTTCGAGCATCGCGTCGGCTATCGTGTATGCGTCCAGGCAATAGGGCATCACGTTCATGTCCATGTCCAAATCTCCCCGGCTGATGATCGCCTGTATCGCTAGCGCCCCAAAGTAATCCCTCAGTTTGATTGATGGAGGCCGGGGTATTTCCTTGTCCACTTTGCGTTTCATTACCACTTTGTTTCTCCTTTGACGCACAAGGTATGCTCTTATGCGCTTTTGTTGTAAACCGTTGAAAATACGCTATTGCACTCAGGACGATTGGTAAGGTATGCCAATTGCAGCGAGGAAAGCGAGCGCCTCGGCCTTGCGGAAGAAGTTCACAGTCTCGCATGGGCTAAGCTGAATCCACCAGTTGCCGTCTGAGCTATTCGACTTGGCAAGCAGAGCGGTAGAGAATCGCTCGGTGGCCTTAAACGCGAACCGATAAGCCGTTTCAGATCGGTAATGTTCAATCTCTCGCTGTACCCTGATAGCGTCAAACTTCATTTTTGTTTCCTCCCTTGCATGATGTAAAGGTAGCGCAATACAATAATCACTGTCAAGCACAATCGTACATAAACGTCTAAATAATTGCATTGAGTATCATATCGTGGTACTTGAGGCGGCAGTAAAGACGCGCTATAATCACGCCATGAGTAAAGGCCTTCCAATTCGACAGGCGCGGTTCGTGGCTGAATACCTCATCGACATGAACGCTACAAATGCAGCAGTTAGAGCTGGTTACAGTAAAAAGACTGCCGGGGTACAAGGGCCACGATTGTTGGGAAATGTTAGAGTAGCAGCGCAAATTGCTGAAAAGACAGGGAAACGGCTTGCGCGGCTGGAAATCACAGCTGACCGGGTCCTCCAAGAACTCGCCAAACTGGCGTTCTACGATCCTGGGGCGCTGCTCGAATCTGACGGCAGCATGAAGCAAATCGCAGACATTGACGATGTGACGCGGATGGCCGTAGCGGGGCTGGAAGTCACTGAATTATTTGAGGGAACAGGCGATCAAAAGCACACCTATGGCCTGTGCAAGAAAATCAAGCTGGCCGACAAAGGGCAGAACCTCGAGAGACTCGGCAAGCATTTGAAGCTATTTACAGACAAAACAGAGGTGACTGGTGCGGACGGTGGGCCAATCGTGGTGCGCTCGCTGAATGATTTCTACGCGGGGCTGGCCGAAAAGAAGTAGAGGAACGTGTACGATGTACACATGGGCGAGAGCGTGGCAAAGGTTTGGCAGTGCGACGTGTGCGGGTATCAATGGCTCAATTTTGCTGACCGTCCAAAGCCAACCCATTGCCGCAACCGGGCTTGCCGGTCTCGCAAGTGGGATAGTGGTTCTGTAGCTCAGCCGGTAGAGCGTCGGCCTCATAAGCCGCTTGTCGTTGGTTCGAGTCCAACCGGAACCACCAGACCTGCACACGCACCCAATTGCTCTTGCGGAATGTGTAGGCCATCGAAATGAGCACGATAGCCCAGATACCGACGCTTAACCCGTGCTTAAAATCTTTCTGGACAACTCCAGCGCGTGGCCGTGTACTGTATGGGGGTCGGTCGAGCTCGAAGTCCTGGGACGCTGCCGGGTTTGCCATCTTCCTGGCATCGACTCTCAAAGTACGTTTCTGCTGTGCGCGTCAATTTCAGAACAAAATAGCGGAGTCAGTGTACACGGTTCTCAAGCTGCAAATAGAACGGTTTGGGTTGTCGAGAGAGTTCGATATTACAGATCGCTCAATCGTGCATAAAACCACAGGCAGTGAATTTATATTCTATGGTCTGGCCCGCAATCTACAGGAAATCAGATCGCTTGAGGATGTGGACGTTCTCTGGATCGAGGAGGCGCACTTTCTCACAAAGGAGCAATGGGAAGTCCTTGAGCCGACGATACGCAAAGAGGGGTCGCAGATATGGCTCATCTTCAACCCAATGTTCGCTTCAGACTTCGCCTATCAGCGATTCGTGGTCAACCCGCCTACGCGCTACATTCTCCGCAAGATCAACTATGATGAGAACCCATTCCTGTCGCACACTATGCTTGAGGTAATCGAGCGGACACGCTCGGAGTCAGAGGAAGATTATCAGCATATCTACCTAGGGGAACCCCGCGAGGATACAGAGGGAACGGTTATTAAGCGCAGTTGGATTGAGGCCGCTATCGATGCGCACCTGAAACTAGGTTTTGAGGCTGCAGGCAAGCACACTATCGGCTTCGACGTGGCCGATGATGGAGAGGACGCTTGCGCGAACGTCTACTCGCATGGCAGCGTGGCTTTATGGTCTGACGAGTGGCGAGCGCGTGAGGATGAGCTGCTCAAGTCCTGTACCCGCACGTTTCTTGCGGCTGGAGAGCGGAAGGCGGACATTCGGTACGATAGCATCGGCGTTGGGGCTTCCGCCGGAGCAAAGTTCGATGAATTGAACCAGGTGCGCGACAAGTATTTGCGGGTGAGGTATGCCAAGTTCAATGCCGGGAGCGCCGTAGAGCGCCCCGAAGAGTATTATGTGAGCGATAGGCAGGACAGGATCAAGAACAAGGACTATTTCTGCAACCTCAAGGCTCAGACGTGGTGGGGAATTGCAGATCGCTTTCGCAATACCTACAATGCAATCCACCACGGGGAA